GAATACAACATATCATTATTACAACTGATTTTCTAATAAACATATTATAATAACTATATATTTATTTTAGAATTATTTTTCTTTAACATCTACATTACTTAAATTAGATAATTGTTCTTTAATGTCCGCTGATGTTTTTTCAGATATTGCTGCTTGGCTTTTTTCATCCATTTCAGATGGTAAAATAACATCTTCATCAGGAATAGCATCATAATCTACTTCTCTAACATTGACAAGATTACCATCATCATTCATTATTTGTGTTAATACGTTACCTGAATCTTCTGCCTTTTTAATATTATCTTCAATTGCCTTCTCTTTACTTTCTTTTACACGTTGATCAAATTCATGTTTTGCAGCAGCATCATTCTCTTTTTTTTCATGCATTAAATCATTTAACTCTTTTTCTAGATATTCTACTTTACCTGTTTTATAAGCATCTGGTTCCCAAGGCATCCATAAACCAACTGGTCCAACAAATACATCATGGTTTGGATCATTTTCTCTTAATTCTTTGGCCTTATTTTGTGCTTCTTCTAATGTAGGAAATGAACCACGAATTTTAATTCCCCTAACATTAGTCTGAAAATTATTTTCCTTATTAAATAATTTTTCTAACTCTTCTTCCTTATTATCCATAAATGTTTTAAAATCATCATAAACAGAAAATTGAGGAATAGTTTCCTTCTCATCTTTTAAAAAATCTTTCATATCATTCATGATATTGTCACTTTGAATATCATATTTGTAACTGATAAAATTAAGAAATACTTGAAATTTTTCTAAGGATTTAGACATATCCCACATCTTAACAAATTGGTCAAAACAAAACATTTCTTTTTTTTTTAAAATGTTTTCAGGTGATACAAATGACACACATACAAATTTTTGCCCAGCAATTGTTTTATCCTCGTCTAACAAATCAGCTTTAGTAGAATTATTGAATTCCATTTTGTATAATAATTAATTATTTGTTTAAGTAAATTATTTATTATAATATTTAGTAAAAATACGACTACAAACTTTTTTTTTTTCTTTAATAATATTATAATGGAAATGTTAGACCTTGGAGAATTACTCAAACGTTTGATTAAATATTTAGTAGAGGGTTTAATGGTAGGTATTGCTGCTTTTGCCATCCCTAAGCAAAGCCTTAAATTAGAAGAAATTGCCCTTATTTCATTAACTGCTGCTGCCACATTCAGCATCTTAGATACATATATCCCATCAATGGGTGTATCTGCTCGTAGTGGTGCCGGTTTAGGTATTGGTGCCAACTTAGTTGGTTTCCCTGCCGGAAGATAAGTCAATTATCATATAAACTAAACAATAATTAAATGTTAAATATAAATTTATTTAATATTTAAAACAAAAATTGATTAAATATAGAAGTAAAATATTCATTTTTAAATTAAATATGACATCTGTTTTAGCTGTTTTACCAGATTCTTTTAAAGAAAAACATAAGTTCAAAGATAAAGATAACAAAAATGATTTACAAAATATAATTAATATTGGTACTTGGAGTGGTTATTCTTTGCCTAACATATTTGTTGATTATACTGATTATGAATACACTAACAATATTTTTAAAGCAAATTGTTTAAAAATGTATATTAAAAATAGAAAAGAGATAACATCTATTTTACAAAAAAAAATAGATTTAATAGGAATATCATTTAGTGAAAAAGCAATATATAATAAAATTTTTAGTTATTTAAATTTGGATGATATTTTAATCTTACAATATAATATATAATGAGATTATCTAATGGTTTAAATCAAATTGACTCTAGTATGAGAACAAGAATATTAAAAACTAATGCTAATAATTTGGGAAAAGTAAATAATAGTAGAGCTAATGAAGAAAGTAGTACAACACAAAATAATAATATTAATTCACACTTAAAAAAAGTAAGAAATGGCGGTTATGTTGTACCACCAAAAGTAACTAATAGACCTAGTAATTGTAAACTTTAATTTAAATAATATAAATAATATAAATACTTTTTTTAATATTTATTAGAATGAATAATATTAAAAAAAATTATGCTTATGTTTTAAAATCTATTAAAAAGGATTTAACTTTAAAACCAAAGTTAAATGATTTAACTGGTAGATGTTATTTAATCTCTGGTGGTACAAGAGGCATTGGATTTAATATTGCAAAAAATTTGGCATTAATGGGTGCTAATGTTGCTATTACAGGTAAAACACAAACAAACCATCCTAAACTGGAAAATACCATTTTTAGTGCTGCAGAAATGATTAGTGAAATAAGTCAAAAACCTAATTGTACTGGAATTGCTTGTGATATTAGAGTACCTGAACAAATAGATTTTGCTATCCAAGAAACAATTGATATATATGGTAGATTAGATGGCGTTGTTTTAAATGCAAGTGCTTTATGTTTAAATGATACTCTTAATCAAACACAAAAAGAGATTGAATTAATGAGTTCTGTAAATATTAATGGCACCTTCGCTATGGGACAAAAAAGTTTAAAATATATAAAAAATTCAGATAATCCTTCTATGTTAATTATTGCTCCACCTATTGATATGTTATATGAAGATGATTGGTGGATTAATCATTTATATTATAGTATATCAAAATTCAATATGTCATTAATGGCCAAATTTTGGAATAAAGAATTTGAAAATGTAGGTGTTAATACATTATGGCCAAGAACTACAATCAACACAGCTCCTGTTAGAAATATTTTAGGCGGTGATAAAATGGTCAATATTTCAAGAGACCCAGAAATAATGGGACAAGCAGCAAAGCATATATTATGTGCTGATCCTTCTATTTGTAATGGAAAAAATTTTATAGATGATGAAGTATTATCATCATTAGATATTGATGTTGAACAATATAGAATTAATAAAGATATAAAAGAAAAAGATCTAATGCCAGATTTTTTTTGTTAAAATCATTTAAATAATAAATTATTTTATTATATAAATGCTTCGTAAATACATTTTTAATAATGTAAAAAAAATAATACCAAAAATATCTGATACTGAGTTAATTGCACTGAAAAGTGGTACAACGTGTATTGATCGAAATATTTTTGAGGGAAAGGTTAATTATCCAAAACCTTTTATATATGAAAAAAAAATAGATGATGAAAAAGTAAATAATTTACTTCGCAAATATGGTAATGAACAATGTATTTATCCTAATAATAAATCACAAGAAATATTTAATTATATTGGTAAAGAAAAATTCTTGTCTTTTATAATTAATGAAAAATATGATGGATATAATTTATCCACTAGTGAATTATCTGCAATTTTGACGAAAATTTCCTCACAAAATCCTGCTCTTGGTGTTGCTATTATGGTTCCTAATTCTCTTGGTCCTGGAGAATTATTACAACATTACGGTACGAATAAACAAAAAGAATATTATTTACCAAAGTTATCTAATGGTGAGTTTATTCCTTGTTTTGGATTAACTGGACCAAATAATGGATCAGATGCTACTGGTTCAATTGATGAAGGTGAAATTATTATTAATGAGCATGGTAAAAAAGTAATTAATGTTGTTATAAATAAACGTTATATTACTTTAGCTCCTGTTGCTAATCTTATAGGTATAGCATTTAATTTAACCGATAAATATGAATTATTAGATAATGGTAATTCAGGTGTTACATTAGCATTATTAGAGAGTAAACAATTAGGATTAAAACAAGAAACATACCATAATCCTTTGAATGCTGGATTTCCTAATGGTACTTTAAAAGGTTCTATTCAAATACCTATTCAAAATATTATTGGTGGTGAAGAAAATGCAGGAAATGGTTGGAAAATGTTAATGGAGTGTTTAGCTGCTGGAAGAGGTGTTTGTTTGCCTGCTACAGCTAATGCTAGTTCTAAAGTTGCTATGACTGGTGTATTACAATATACTAAACATAGAAAACAATTTAAAATTCCATTAATTAAAATGCAAGGTATACAAAATAAGTTGGTTGATATGATATATAATACATGGATTATACAAACTAGTATTGAATTAACAAATACGCTATTAGATAATGGCGAAAAACCTGGTGTTATTTCTGCTATTATGAAACAACAAACAACAGAACGAGCACGTGATGTTTTAAATGATGCAATGGATATACATGCTGGTGGTGCTATTTGTTTAGGTGAAACAAATTTTCTTGAAAAATTCTATCGTGCTGCTCCTATTGGTATTACAGTTGAAGGTAGTAATACACTTACAAAATATTTAATGATTTTTGGACAAGGATTAAATAAGAGTCATCCGCATATATATCCAATATTGGAGAATATATTAGAAAATAATGAAAAAGATTTTCATGAAAATTTCAAAAAAATTATGGAACACAGTGTCAGTCTCTATATGAAAAGTTTATCTAATTATGAATGTAAAACTGTTTTAGAAAAACAAACATTACAATTTGCTAATTTATCTAATTTTATTGCTCTTAAAGGAGGTGCCTTAAAAGCAGAACAAATGTTGTCTGGTGATATGGCTGATATTCTATCAAATTTATATTTGGCACATTCAGTAAAATGGTATGATGATAATTATAAGGTTAGCTCATCACTAACTGAATATTGTATTAATAGACTTTGTCAAGAAAATCAAACATTATTTAATCGCATATTAGATAATAATATACATCTAAAATTTATACTTTTCAACGTTAAAAAACCTATTAAAGAAGACAATTATGTCAATAGAAAAAAAATCATAGATGAACTTTTAAATAATCATACACTGATGGAACATGTAAAGAAAAATATTTATATTGAAAACAATATAATTGCTGATTTAATTAAATTAGATGAATTAGATATTAATAGTAAAGAATATTCTAAATTATATGATAAAATAATTCAAGTTGGAGAATACAAAATCACAAATTAATAATATCTTTTATATTTGGTATCCAACTATTAGATATCAAAATATATTCTTCCAAATGTATTGTGAAATTATTATGATAAATATTTTTGGCATTATTTACATAATAAATTGCTATATTCATTTCTTCATTAAGTAACCAGTTTGTATAATGTAAACTATCTACAAACAAAGGAGAATTCTCAAAATTGTTTATTTTAATTGGATAACAATTTACTACTTCTTTCGTGAATATTTTATTTAGTTCACGAACAGTTTTATCATAATTTTTTTTATTTGTATCATCAAAACTATATATATAATCAATCAATTCATATGGAAGTTGAAACATATTGTATTAATATAATTTCATACAATATATTTCTATTTTTAATTTATACAAAATATTTTCATTACTAATTTTTGTAAATTTAAACATGGATTTTCTTCATTTTTTTTATTTATATGTAGAGGGTGAAATCTTCTTGGTTCAACATAATCTCCTCCAGAATTATACCATATTTTTGCATTACATAATGTTATAATTTCACCGTTATAATCATGAACTAATATATTTCTCCCTCTTTCTTTCATATCTTGAATTCTATCTTCAATCGCCGTTGTATCATATGATTTTTTTTCTTCTTCTTCTTTATTTTCATTATCGCTATATTCATTTTCATAATCCATATATTCATACATCATCATCATTTCGTAATATTATTATTTATATACTTTTAAATCATAAAATAATTATTTATTTGATTTCATGTAATTGTAATATAAATTTAAAAACTTATAAATATAATAATATAAATATGTTAAATTTTTTATATAATTGTTTTCCACATTTTGATGTATCAAATAATGTAAATGATAATACATTTGATAATATAAAAACTATAACTAATAAACACATTGAATATATTGTAAAATTACAAGATGAATTAAAAAACTTTAAAGAATTCTATGAAGCAATAATAGAAAATGAAGCAATTTTAAAGCGTTTTCAAGAATATGAAGATAGAATTAAAGCGTTAGAAATTGAAAGAGACGATTTATTAAATTAGTGATAAAGTATTATATAATATTATATATATATATGCCTAGTTTATATGATAATACAAAATTTGAATACTATGAAAAATTAGAACAAAATTCAATAAAAAAATTAGATATTTTATTAGAGAGATATCACTTAAAATTAGACGCTTATAAAGATTATTTTAGTAGAGGATCTTTTAACAATACATTTAGTGTTAAAGTAGATAAAGAAGGTGATCCTATGCATAATAAAAACGTTTTAATACGTAAAGGAAAGGACAGTTATGGAAAATTCGATAATAATGGAAATGCCATAGTACATAAGGATGGAGATATTACACTAAATCAAATAAAGAGAAATGAAAGTAATTGGTTTCAATGTAATTTAAAAGCAATATGTCCAAAAATATATTATTATGGATATTTTAAACATATTGTTAATGTTTATGATGATGATAGTATTATATATCCAATTATGATAACAGAAAAATACGATAGTGATTTATTTAAATTTTTATATCATAATGGTAAAGAATTATCAACAGACCAACAAATAAGTATTGCTAACCAATTAGAATATTTATTTAAAACTCTAATATCTTTGGAAATAATATGTTATGACATAAAACCAGAAAATACTGTTATTCGTAAAAATGAAGATGGTACACTAGATCTACGACTAATTGATGTAGATGGTGATTATTGTTTATCTTATAAAAAAGATAATGCTTATCCTCCATTAAAAACAGACGAACAAAAGGAATTAGTATTAATATTAAGTTTATTATTTTATGGAAATTATTTATTTTATTGGAATCAAAATAATATTCTTAACAACAAAATACATGAATTATTAGATAATTATAATAAAAAATATAATAAAGATTCTTATGAATCATTAAAAAAAATATTTATAGAAAATCAAAATAATAATAATAATTATTCAAATGGTGAATTTCAATTTAATTTTTTCTCAGTATTTTATTTCATAAACAGTTATTCTAAAGCACCAGAAAAATTAAAAAATACTAAAAACGACCCATCAAAATTATTTGATATATTATTTGATAACGCTGTATTTAAAAATGAAATAACAAAAAAAATAGAAGACAAAAAAAATAAAATAAAAGGAAAAAAAAGAAGTAGAACACATTCAGCACCAGAAGTATCAACTAAAGAACCATTAACTGTAGAAGAAATTAGAAAGATGATGATAATGCCAAATACGAGAGGTGGAAAAAGAATTTCAAAATGTAAAAAAATAACAACAAAAAAGAAATATACTACACGTAAATCACCCCCATATTCTGCAAGTAAATGTGCGCGAGGAACAAGAAAAAAAGGGAATGATGGTAAAATGTATATTGTAAAAGCAACAACAAAAGGTGTAAATCGCTGGTTACCAGTGGTTTCAAAAAAAACCAAAAAATCTAAAAAATAATTATAATTAATTCTTATTTAAATGAAAATTAATTATATCGTAGGGATAAATTCCCATTCCAATTCATCGCAAATTTTCTTCCAAATAACATCTTGTTCCATTTTTTTTTCACGGTCTTTTAACATTGGGAAAAAGGGCAAAAATTGATTTTGATCTAATAATTCACATAATTTATAAACTGTATAATAATAATTCAAAAAATTAACTCTGTCATCTGGACAAAACTTAGCATATGGTGCTTGAATTTCCATAAATAAATTACATAATGTTTCTTCTAACTCTGGTGTCATAATTGGTGGTTTAATACCGATCATATCTTTGATAAATGGTATATGTTCATAATACTTATTATAACCTAATTTCTTTAAAATTTCTTTTGCTTTTAAATTAGTCAATTGTTTTAATTCAATACGTTCTTTTTTAATTTGATTTTTAATTTCTTCAACTACTTGATCAGGAATTTGTGTTGTTTCTTTGGCTTGAAATTGTGCCAATATTTCACGAAAATGATTAATACGTTTATATGCATAAAAACATACTTCTTTTGGTGGCTCTTTATATGAAGATTTTTCAGTTTCTATTATAAATTGTACATTTCTAGAACAATTATTACAAACCATGATTCCTTCGTCTTCAACAGGGATTAATTCTCCTTTGTCACAATATTTACATTGTGTATCTGTAAAAATATAATCATTTATATTTAAAAAGTCATCACTTATATTTGTGAAAAATTTTTTTACGTTGGTTTGTTTTTCAATACCAGAATTATTATTATTTTCTTTCTTCTGTACTTTAAAAAATGTATCTAACACATTTGATGATTTAGTATTTTCACTATTTTGTGAACCTATATTTTTCTTTTCTTCAAAATATTCAAAAATAATTTTAGAATTATCTAAATAATATTGTTTTTTTTTGTATTTTATTTCTTTTATTTCTTTTTGTAATTTATGTATTTCATCAATAGTATCTCTTTTTTTGTCATTTTTTTGTGTTTTAACTATTTTTTTTAATTCATTAATTTTTTCATTTAACATTGGTATTATTTCTTCTTCATCATTTTGAAATGATTCTACAATTTCATTATGTTTTGTATCCAATGTTGCCGCTTTTATTTCATCAACTATTACCTTTTTATTAGTTTTTGGTTTAAAAGATGGCATATAAATAAATTTATCATTTATTTTTTATATATTTTTAGTTAAATTTTAATATTAAATTTCATATTAAATGATAATGACAACAGTAATTAATGACTTAGAAATAGTAACGCAGAAAAAGATAATTTTTATTTATAATGCTCTTGAAAATGGATGGAATATATCAAAAAACGATAACTATTACATATTTAGGAAAAAACATGAAAATAAAAAGGAAATATTTACTGAAGATTATTTGAAGAACTTTATATGTGAATGTAGTGATATTAGTAAAGCAAATGTACATGAACTTATTAGTAAAACAAATGATAATTAATAACAAAAATATAATTACAAAATTCCTAAATAATTAAATTAATTAAATTCATTTTTTCAAAATTTTTTTCTTTAGCTATATTATAAAAATGGGTGGTGGTCTTATGCAACTCGTAGCCTATGGCGCACAAGATGTTTATCTTACAGGTAATCCTCAAATTACCTTCTGGAAAGTTACTTATCGTCGTTACACAAACTTTGCGATGGAATCTATTGAACAAACTTTCAATGGTCAAGCTGATTTTGGCCGTCGTGTAACATGTACTATCAGCCGTAATGGTGATCTTGCTTACCGTACATATCTTCAAGTAACTATGCCTGAAATCGGTCAAGGTTTAGCTTCTTCAAATGGTAATGTATATGCTCGTTGGTTAGATTTCCCAGGTCATCAACTTATCTCACAAGTTGAAGTAGAAATTGGTGGTCAACGTATCGATCGTCAATATGGTGACTGGATGCACATCTGGTGTCAACTTACTCTTCCTGCTGAACAACAACGTGGATACTTCAAAATGATTGGTAACACAACTCAAATGACTTATCTTGTCGATAAAGATTGGGCTGATGTTAACGGTCCTTGCGGAGGTAATGCCCCAGTTAATGTTTGTGCTCCTCGTAAAGCTTTACCAGAAACAACTCTTTACATTCCTCTTCAATTCTGGTACTGCCGCAACCCTGGTCTTGCCCTTCCTTTAATCGCTCTTCAATACCACGAAGTCAAAATCAACCTTGACTTACGTCCAATTGATGAATGTTTATGGGCTATGTCCACTGTTGACTCAAGCGATTCTGCCAACAAACAAGTAACAGCTGCTTATAACCAATCTTTAGTTGCTGCTTCTTTATATGTTGATTATATCTTCTTAGATACTGATGAACGTCGTAGAATGGCACAAAACCCTCACGAATACTTAATCGAACAACTTCAATTCACAGGTGATGAATCTGTTGGATCTTCTTCCAACAAAATCAAATTAAATTTCAATCACCCATGTAAAGAACTTGTATGGGTTGTCCAACCTGATGCCAATGTTGATTACTGTGCTTCATACACTGCTGGTGAATTATTATACAAAGTATATGGTGCTCAACCATTCAATTACACTGATGCCGTTGATGCTCTTCCTAACTACTTACATGCCTTCACAACATCTTCTGTAACTGCCTCAACCCTTTCTGGTGATGTCTTCCAAGATGCAACTGTTGATGGTTTCACAGGAAATTCAACTTCAGGAGGTGTATCTGATGCTGCTACATTCGTCCTTGGTGAATCTGCTCTTGACATGCATTGTTGGGGTGAAAATCCAGTTGTTGTTGCCAAACTTCAACTTAATGGACAAGATCGTTTCTCAGAACGTGAAGGTACATACTTCGGTGATGTTCAACCATTCCAACACCACACACGTGCCCCAGATGCCGGTATCAACGTATACTCATTCGCTCTTCGCCCAGAAGAACATCAACCATCTGGAAGCTGTAATTTCTCCCGTATTGATAACGCTACTCTTCAACTTGTTCTTTCCAATGCTACTGTATCTGGAACTAACACAGCCAAAGTACGTGTCTATGCTACCAACTACAATGTCCTTCGTGTCATGAGTGGTATGGGAGGTTTAGCCTACTCAAATTAAGCACTAGGTGTTTTTAATCTTTAATATTAATTAATTATAATTAAATCATAAAATAAGATAATTATGTTATGATTAAAATATCAAACAAATAGTTTTAAATGTAAAATATTTAAATATAATACAATGATTTAAATAATGAAAATTATTAGTATTTTAAATAATGAAAAAATAGATAATAATGAATTAAATAATAATGATTTTAATAAAAATATTGAGACTAATAACATAAATGTAATTTACTATATACAATTTGCTTTTTATTTCTATTTAATGTGTTGTATTGTAAATTATTATTTATTAAATAATAATATGGGTTGCATGTCTAGTAATATATTTAATAGCGATTCTGATGAAGAAGAAAAATTAAACGAAGAAATTAAACAAATTATGAATAAAAATGACAAAATTCTTCAAGATACTAATGATGAAGATAATAGAGAAGAAATTAATGAAGATAATAGAGAGGAAATTAATGAAGATGAAGTTAATGAAGATGAACCATCAATTAATTATGAAGAATTATTACACAAAAATATATATATTGAATGTGATAAATATGATGACTCATTATTAGAAAAATTAATTACAACATACTTAAATAACGATGAACATATGAATATTAATAATACATATATAAAATTGTACGGCAATTGGGATCAAGAAAACACTACAATTTTTGATAATATATTTCAAGGAGAATTTAAAAATATTACATTTAAAACAAACAATACGGAACTAATGATTGATATAATGGAAGATGTTTGTTTAGGTTGTACTTCTAAAATTTACATATTAAGTAGCGATGGTAATTTAGCATACGTATTAAAAAAAATAAAAGAAAATTATCAACATATTGATGTAATATTACCTTGGAGACCTTATATTAGCAGAAAAATCAAAAAATATGTTACAAATGTTACAAATAATATTAATTAATATTATTTTAAAAAATATAAAGTTAATTTTTTAAAATATTAAAATGAATAAAATTAATTCAACATCAACAATATCATTACTATCTAACACAAAAACAAAAAAAAATTTTTTAAATAATTTAACAAAAAATTTAATTAATAATGAAAAGAAATTTTGTGCTAATAATTATGACCCTATAAAAAATTTAACATTTATAAAAGGGTCTAATATTTATTTATGGGATAAAAATGATAATAAATATTATGATTTTATTGCTGGTTATTCGGCAGTAAATCAAGGTCATTGTCATCCAAGACTCATTAATACTTTAAACGAACAATCATCACAATTAACACTTACTAGTCGAGCAGTTTATACAGAGGAATTATCAAAATATAGTGAGTTTATTACAAAGATTTTTAATTATGACAAAGTATTACCTACAAATACTGGTGTTGAAGCTGGTGAAACTGCAATTAAAATGGCTAGAGCATGGGGATATAAAAATAAATTTATTCAACAAAATAAAGCCGTAATATTATTTGCTAAAAATAATTTTTGGGGAAGAAGCATAGCAGCATGTAGTTCTTCATCTAGTCCATTATGTTATAATAATTATGGTCCTTATACACCAGGCTTTGAATTAATTGAATATAATAATATATCGGCATTAAAAGAAAAATTAGAAAATAACAAAAATATTGTAGCTTATATGTTAGAACCCATACAAGGTGAGGGAGGTATTATAATACCTAGTGAAAATTATTTACATGAAGTTAAAAAATTATGTGAAAAATATAATATATTACTTATAGCTGATGAAGTACAAACAGGATTAGGAAGAACAGGTGAATTATATAATTTTAAAAAATATGATATTAAACCAGATATTTTATGTTTGGGTAAAGCTTTAAGTGGTGGAATTATGCCAATAAGTGCAGTATTATCAAATAGTGAAATTATGAATTGTATAGCTACTGGAAGCCATGGATCGACATTTGGAGGAAATCCTCTTTCTTGTAAAATTGCAACAACTGCTATAAATATTATAAAAGATGAAGAATTATGTAAAAATTCCCAGAATGTTGGAAAATTTTTTAGAAACGAATTACAAAATTTAAATTTTGATTTAATTAAAGATATTCGAGGTCAAGGATTATTAAATGCTATTGAATTTAATACCGAAGAATTAACAAATAAAGCAATACAAAATCTATTAAATAATGGAATTTTGACAAAAAATACAAATAGAACTACTATTCGATTTACACCTCCTTTAACTATAAGTAAAAGTCTAATGGAACACGCTTTAGAAAAAATATATTATTCTATAAATAAATTATAATTATACATAAATTTATCATATTTTAATTAATTTATCAACATATTCAATATTATTTGAATATATTATATTGTTCATATTTTTTATGCTTTGACAATTTTCAAGTATAATATCATTTATAAATGACTTTAATTTGATTAAAGATTCAAAATTAATAATATTATTATTATATTTTATTTTAAATAATTTCAGTTTTTCAAATATATCAACTTTTGATATAATAATATCTGTAGTTCCGGTTATATTAATTGATTGAATTAATTTATCTATATTCAACCAATTTACTTTTCGTCTTCTTCCTGTTGTTGTTCCTATTTCATTACCTGTTTCGGCAATTAATTTTAATTCTTCATCATCTAATAAACTTTCAGGAAAACAAGTATCAATACCAGAACGTGTATCATATATTTTAGTAGCTCCATATATTTTATTAATTAAATGTGGTGAAAATCCTAAACTACATGCACCATAAGGTAAAGTTGTACTTGATGTTACATATGGATAATTACCTTGTGTTATATCTAACCAGAAACCCTGTGCACCTTCACATAATACATTTCCATATAATTTTTCATCCCATAAATATTTATTAAATTGTTCTACATCTTTAACTTGTATACCTGTTCTAGCATATTTATCTCTGTAACAAGGAGCTATACCTCTTGATGTTGTACCTTGTGATTTATAATTTTTTTTATCATCATCTATATGTTTTTGCGTTACAACATGCGCTTTTGGTGAAATTTTAATTAAATCAATATTAAATCCATTATTTTTTAAATACAATAATTCTTTTTCAAACGATTCTAAATTTACAACACAATCTGGACCAATTATTGAAGGTATATTGAAAAATATACCACATGGTATTAAATGTGTTTTATATTTATTTCCGTCGATATATATTGTATGTCCTGCGTTGTTGCCACCAGCCCATCTACACACAAAATCATATTTTCCATATTTAGATAAATATGCTATTATTTTTCCCTTTGCTTCATCACCCCAATTTAAACCACAACATATATCGACAGAATTAATTGTTTTTTTCATTAATTATATAAATATATTTATGTTTATATAAACTTTTTATGATATAAAATTATAAAACTAATTAAAAAGAAATAATTAATATTATTCAAATATGGATTGGGATAATATTAATAATGCTCCTAAATTCTCAACGTGTTTAGTTGATAAAATTGTTGAAGCAAAAATTGTTTCTGTATATGATGGAGATACAGTTAAAGCTATTTTTCCATTAAATGATGTTTTATATAAATGGAATTGTCGTTTATGTCGAATCGATACACCTGAACTTAGAACAAAATGTTCTATTGAAAAAAAACATGGTTATTTAGTTAGAGATATATTACGTGAAAAAATATTAAATAAAGTAGTCAAATTAAAATGTGGTGATTTAGATAAATATGGTAGACTATTAGTTGATATTTTATGTGATAATGAGACTTGTAATGTAAATGATTGGTTAATTGAAAATAATTATGCTTTCGCTTATGATGGTGGGAAAAAACAATCTTGGAGTGAATATTTACAAAATAATAATCAAGTATAATTTATAAATTTCGATGTATCATTTGATGTATTATAATACCATGATTATTATTAATCCATCTTGACATTATTTTATATAAAGCTGTATTTGTGTCCATTGATGCTATTTTAATATATAAAAAAATTAATTTATTTTTTGGTATTTTTTCTTTTGCAAAATCATATAATAATCTTTTTAATACTTTATTATTTGTTTCAATACAAATATGAATACATGTTGCTAATAATGATATTAATTTCATTTGTATATTATATTTTTATTTTATAAAATTAAAATTTAATTTCATAAAATAATTTTTAATTTTTTTACATCCAAACTACTGATGGTTGTAAAGAAGTTTTATTATTTTGCATATTCCAAAAATTATCACATCTTTCTTTTGAATTTTTATCTAATCCATCTTTTGTTTCATGCCAACATTTATGACTATCATATTTAGTTGATACAGGACTATGACGATGCCAATCACATTCTTGTTTCATCATTTCAGTATTTGCATTATCTTTACGATCTTCCCAATATTTTTTATGATGTGTATGCATATCTGCTCTTTGTTGCCATCCTCTAATTGTAGTCCACCAATTATTAGGTTGAGGCCACCAAGTATCAATATGTTGTATTTTAGTATTTACCCATTTATTAATTAGATCAGCTCTACTATTTCTCATACGATCATAATAACTAGCAGCATTATAGTGATGTCTTCTTCTCCAACCTCTAGATCTACGAGCAGCAACACGATGTTGATGTCCTTTTCTATTATACCACCAATAATGATTTCTGTAAGTGATTATATGTTTTGGGGTATTACTTGGAAATTGCCATCTGCGAAGTTGTAATTTATATTGTTCCAATAAACGTTTTCTATATTGACAATAACCTATATGTTTTGATTGCATATTTGAATGATGATTTGACACATTATGTTCATGTTTTTTTTTAACCCATGTTTGACACATATCACCATTATCGCCTATAGTACATGTTTGATTATATTTACTATCCCTAGTGTTTTTTGCTCTTGGGTGACAACCATGTCCAAATCCTTCTTCTAATTGAAATTGCATACTTGTTAATATAACGATTCCTAAAATTGTTAATATAAAAATTATAGATGAAATTCCTTGATTTGTAATTTTCATGTATATATGTATATTATATATATTTTTTTCAATAATATTATTTTATCATATACAAAGTATAAAATAATATATATTTAATATCCATCATTTTCTATAAGATTTCCTTGAAAGTGATTTTTCCAAAAATTATCACAACGCTTTTTTTGATGTCTATCTCCACCAGAAGCATTCCAACATTTTTTACTATCATACCCACTATTAGTCACATCATAACGTTCCCAATCACATTCTTGTTTTAACATTTCATTATTCCAACGATTTTTTTGTCTTTGATGATTACCCATTACATTAAGATGATAATCTGCTCTATTTTGCCATCCTTTTGTTGTAGTCCACCAATTGTTATTTTGTGGGTGAGACAAAATTGCTGTTACTTTACTATGTACCCAATGATTTACTCTTCCACCTCTTTCATTTCTCAAACGATCATAATGACTTGCAGCCCTATAGTGATAGCTTCTCCAATAACCACGATGACGGCGAGCAGCAACACGATGTTGATGTCCTTTTCTATTATACCACCGATATTGATTTCTGTAATGTATTATATCTCTTGGAGTATTACTTGGAAATTGCCATCTACGAATTTGACGCATATATTGTTCCAATAAACGTTTTCTATATAATGCATAATTTCTATGTGTTTCATTATCTCTATAACCTCTTTCTTCAATATTCCATTTCTGTTTATTAATATCCCACATACCACAAAAATCACGTGAATTTACAGTACATTTATTTTTATAATAACTATCATTTCTATTTTTAGCTCTTGTATGACAACCTTTACCAAATCCTTCTAATTCAAATTGTATACTTGTTAATATAACGATTCCTAAAATTGTTAATAAAAAACATATAGATGAAATACCTTGATTAGAAATTTTCATATTATTATTATATATATTATTTAATTAGAAAAGAAAATAATATATAATTATTTAAATGCGGATGTAATTATCTTTCCTAATGAATGAACATTCGGTGATAAATGTTTACAACTTGGTTTTCCAAAAATAAATTCTAAATAAGTAAATTTTTTACCATATTCTATTTTTTTTAATCCTAAATATACAATAAATCCAACAAAAACAGATATTATAACAGAAATAATGATTAGTTTTTTTATTAATTCAATATTTTCTATAAATTTTTTATATTTATCTTCTTTATCATTATGTTTAATATTTTCAACATATATATCAATTAAATACATTACACCAATAGCAACAAAAGAATATAACCAGTAAGGATGATAAGTATTAGTTAAAAATAAAAACGCAATATATAACATAACTGATTCACTAATTAAATTTGTTGATTTTTTTAATTCAGGTACTGTTAATGTTACAAAAAATACTAATGTAACAAATCCTAAAAAATGTTTAACATAAATATTATGTGTAAATAGATCTTGTACTTTACATGGAAATAATTCACCAAGATAATTACCAGATATAATTAAAATAAATATAAATATAGCTACAAATTTTGGTGTTTCACGTTTTAAATCTATTTTATCAAACATATAATATATAATAATATTAATATTATTTATTATAATTAACAACCTCCTCTTAAACGCAAGACAAGATGAAGTGTAGACTCTTTCTGTATATTGTAGTCACTTAATGTGCGTCCGTCTTCAAGTTGTTTACCAGCAAAAATCAATCTTTGTTGGTCAGGTGGAATTCCCTCCTTATCTTGAATTTTAGTTTTAATATTATCAATTGTATCACTTGCTTCTACATCAAGTGTAATAGTTTTTCCTGTGAGTGTTTTAACAAATATTTGCATCTTATAATATTATTCAATAATATATTTTTAAGTCAATTAAAAAATAATATATACATAGATTATTCAACAATCAACAATATCAAAGCTTATATCAATTTGTAAATTATCAATATCAAAGTTTTTTTCAATATCAGTAAGAGAATATTTACTTTGTACATTCAAAGAAATATCTATCAAAACCTTATCTCCACAAAATTCTTGGAATGTTGGGATTGGATTATCTTTATTTATATCAATAGATTTCGTTCTTTTTTGTGGTTGTCTATGTTCGTATCCTTCTATTCTTTCTTTTTCAACAATATTCCATATTTTATTAATGTATTTAATTGCTTCTTCAAACCATAATTTATTTCTTAATATTAAAACACAACTATATTTTTCTAGTTTCCAATATATCGTTCTTATATATATATTGTTATCTGTTTCTTCTTTATTCATATAATCGTTTTGTATTTTTTCGAACCAAATATTAAATTCTTCTTCACTAATTAGTAATGGAGCATAAATATACTTATTTTTATTATTTATACTAAAATGTAACATTACTCCTTTCAAATTATTAACATCGAATTCTTTATTTTTTAAATCAAATCCACCATCATTTTTAAATTCGTATTCGTTATCATATTCTACAAATTTTGTTTCTAAAAAATCACATTCATTTAAATCACACACTTCCATTTGTAATTGTGTTTGAATCCAATATTCTTCTTTTGGTATTCCTTTTATTTCACGACTTGTTGGATTTTTAATCTCTAACATTCTACCGTACAATGGTGATTCTGGTTCAATATTAATACCATCTGGTGATGCTCCTAAAAAACTATATTTATCATGTTTTATACAACCAAAATCTTCTATTTTTGTATTATATTTTTTTTCATAAATCATAACTGATAAATCTTCATACTTTTGTCCGTGATGTAAACTACTATTTACATTAACATTATATTCATTATGAATAGTAAGTGGTTTACATTTTTCATATATTATTTGATTACGTATTCTATCATTACCAAAACATTTCCATGCATTACTTGCAGTTATTAAATTATATCTATATTCATACCACTCATTCGTTCTTTGATCTGGTTGATACTTATTTCTCAAAATATCTATTTTATTTTTTATTTTTTCTATATTTGGTGTCAAACGAATAAATGTATTTTTATAATATCTTCTTGGAATTATTGTTTGATAAAATATTGTTTTACAATAACTATACCAATAATTAAAATTTTTTCGAATAGATTGAAAACTAGTTATTTTATTAAAATCCTCAACGATTATAAGAAATAATTCATTTATATTATTATATAAATATTCTTCAAAATCTTCATTTGAAACAATTAATGGATCTAATTCAATAAAATTATTCATTAAATACAATATATTTTCTATTAGTGTATCTTCATCATTATCAATTGTCTTCATATTCATAGTTTATATATTTATTAAATATAAGTTAGTGTTTATTATTTTTCAATTTTTATATATATTAATATAAAATCATGAAAAAAATAGAAATCATAGGGAAAAATAATAGATATCAAATAAAAAAATGTACTACAGATAAAGAAGAAAAAACAAGAGAAAAATACAGAGACAAAAAAGATATATTAGATAAATGTAATAATAATATACGCAATATTATTCCTTCTATCTATTTTAAAATGGATTCAAGTAATAATAATTTATACGATGATTATGAAAAAATAGTATTACAAGAATTAAAAAATAAAAGAAATAGTTATATTCAACAAGATAAAAAACATAAATCTATAACCGATATTTCCGATACTATCTCTCTTGAAGAAATTGTAGAAAAGATATTAACATCAAAATATTCTTGTTATTATTGTAAAAATGAAATAATGATTTTATATGATAAAATAAGAGAGAAAAAACAATGGACTTTAGAAAGAATAAATAATAGTATTGGGCATACAAATAATAATTGTGTAATTGCTTGTTTTGAATGTAATTTAAAAAGACGTGATAGTAATATGCATAATTTTAAATTTACAAAACAATTAAAAATTAATAAGACGTTCTAAAAGAACTTAAAACTAATTTTAAATTTAGAATTATATGGCTAATAAATATGTATCACAAAATGATTTATTATATAATAATTTAATAGATTTTTATAGTAAAAATCCTCAAAATTTAAAAAAAATGCTAGGAATAATTAATGGTGAATCTAAAATATCACTACGAATTGTAGATTGGTTTGCAACTAATTATTCTAAAAAATATTATACATTGTATAATATTGTAAATGATAATAATAATGAATTAAAAAGATTTAAAGTATATATTGATTATAAATTAAAATTAAAAGCATATTCAAAAAAACGTTTTGACCCTTTTTGTAGATGGGAACGTATTAGTATTCCTTTCGAAGAAGATAAATGTATTCAAACAACTCTTGGTCAATTAAATTTCTTTAAATGGGCAATTGAAAATCAAGTTATTGATTATATTGAAAGACATCATAAAGAAATAGAAGATGATATGAACTCGAGAAATAGTTCATCTAGAAAAAAAGAATTACAAAGTGATAACAAACAAACAAGAAAAAAACGTGAAGAATTATCAATTTTAGCATCAAAATCAATTAAAAAAGAAGATGTAGAAATTGTTGTAAAATTTACATAATTTAAATATATTCATAATAAGTTATATAATTATGAATATATTATCGAATATTTGTATGGGTTTAACATCATCTAATATTAAAAAAGCTAATTACGAAGATATTCAAAATTTGCAAAAATATAATAATGATATGTTATTAATAAATACATTAAATATTAATGAACAAACATGTTTAATACACGGTACATTATCATATAATAAAGAGGAAAATTTAATAAATAATATGATTAATACTAGAAATTACAATACAAAAATTATTGTATATGGTAAAAATTATTCAGATTATTCAGCATATAAAAAATATGAACAATTTAATCAATTGGGATTTTTAAATGTATATATTTATGTCGGTGGTTTATTTGAATGGTTATGCTTACAAGATATTTACGGTAATGATTTTTTTAAAACTAGTAGTAAAGATTTAGATATTATAAAATATAAACCTATTTCTAATATTACTACAAAAGCAATTGAATAATATAAAGATCTCAAATTTACTCACAAAATACAGGGATTATTTTACTATTATAATTAGAAATATTAACACATTTTTTATTACCACAAAATTTGAATATAAAATTAAAATTATAACTATAATATCCTAGACTATTTCTAAAAATATCTTCAATATCCCTCTTCATTTTTATATCTATATTTTTTAACATAACAATAATTATTTCTTTTGATATGTATTTTACTTTTATATCTATGATTATTAATTCTTTTTTGTTAATTTTATTAATAATATCATTTATTTTTATTACATTAAATTCATTATCACTTACACATTTTGCTTGTTTTCCTATTAGATTTTTAATATATGTTTTTCCATTTCTTTTAAATACTTCACCATAATCATCTATACAATACTTTATTAATGGTTGTGTTTTTAATATGTATGATGTAATTACTAATTGATTTTTTTCATTATTATCAATATCAACTATTTCATCAAATACTTCATATACTGTATTATCTTCTTTTGTTTGTTGTGCTATTTGTCCAAATTCTACTGTTCCATATGATAATCTAATATCACATTTTTTAAAGATTGTTTTTATAAATTTATATTGACATGTATATAAATATTCTGCACTTAAATCCATACAATCTGGTACATGGTCTAATTTAATATTATTAATTAATAATAATTGTGCTATTCTAAAAATATTACTAGGAAAAGCTACTATTATTTTTGGTTTAAATGAATTTAATGTATTTATAAATTCAAATACATGATTTATATCTATATCATTGTTTGTAATTTTTGGATATAATGATTGTACGTTATAAAAATATAAAAAATTATTTAAATAATTTAAAATTTTTACACTATTTGCACCATGAGCGTAATATAATAAAATTTTATCATTCTCTCTCCATCCTAAATTATAAAAACACCTAGTAAAACCATATGATGCTAATATCAACTCTTCTTTTGAATACCATTGATAAAAATATTGTTTACTTGAACCACCTGTTATCTGGCATATTGCGTAATTATCATACCATACTTTTGTAATAAATTCATACATTCTATAAAAACTATAATTATATACGTTGTTTTCTTTTTTCTCAGCCCAATTATTTTGTACAGTTTCTTTAGAATTTAATAATAATTTTACATTTTTATTTAAAAAATCATTTTGATTATTTCTAATATCTTGTTTGTAAATAATTGGAAAATTTTTTAAATCATCATATTTGTATTGTCTGTAAAATTTTATATTATTAGAAACATACTTAATATATTCTTTTTTATTAATAATATTTTTTTTATTTATAAAATTATTTAATGTATTAATAGTATGATATTTAAATTCATTGATAAATTTATTCACAAAAAATATTACTAAAAATACTATTATTATTATGAAAATAAAAAATGAAATTAATAATTTATTAATTACCATTTATATATATATTTTATATATATAAAATAATATGAAAGCATTTTTCTATATAGTAATTATACTACTAATATGTATTATTTTACTATGAAATATATAATATGTAATTTATGTTTTGATGAATTTCCTGATACATACGAAGTAGAATGTAGCATTTGTAATAAATCAATATGTATGGGATGTTGTATAAATATAAAAAAAATAAAAAACAAAGAAAATATTAAAAATTCTTGTGTTTGTTATTCATGCATTAAAACTAATATAAAGTAATTTTATCAATACAAATTATGAGTAAAACATATTCAGATAATATAATTCAAATTGATAATATTTTATATTCAACAGATAAATTGGCAATAAATCATCCAGGTGGTAAATTATTTGTTCAAGTATTTGGTGGTAAAGATGCAACAAACGCTTTTATGAGTTATCATAGACGTTTATTTCCACATAGTAAAATGATTTTTGCAAAGT